TGTTGACTTACCTGACTGTCGTGGTAGTTTTGCTATATTAAATCTATTGTCGTGAAACTTATTTACCATATCCGCTTGAAACGGATACAATTCAAATGGCACAAGACCTAGGTCAAGAGAAATAATCTTGATGTAGTTAGTAATAAAATAAACAGGATCTTTACTACACTTGACAAACTCCTCTACTTCCTCAGGGGTAAAGTTTTGTGCAACGTTTGCTCGCTTGAGGTTAGGATTACCTAGGTAGATGTCCTGTTGACTCATAATTCTGTAAATGCGTATTCTGTCATCATCGCAAAGAGTCTAGACTTCATGATCATTAACCATTCCTGCTCCTCTGGTGGACGAGCAGGAGATCCTGGCCATGTTTCTAGTGCAAAAGATATATGTTGATAGGCAAGTCTTACCTCATCTATTCCCATATTCATAGAACAATACCAATCACCTTCTTCTAAATCTAAATCGGGTTTTTCGGGATTATCTATAGACATTTGTTAGTCGTTAAAGTAGTTAGAGATTACCTCAATCTGCTCATGATACTTTCCGATTGCCTGTATTTCTTTTTCGATTGCATCCATTACATCTGGATGCTGTCCGATACCTACAGGTTGGTTGAGATAAATCTCAACATTCATTTTATGTTTGATGATTTGACCCTTTGCATGTTGGATCAAGGCATCAATCATTCTTTCTCTGATTGGGTTTCTCATACAAGTGTGCCTAATTGTTTTCTAATTTCACGAAGCTCGTCAAAATTCTTTTGCTTCGTGCCACCATCATACTCCCATGCGTATCCTTCGTCAATCATTTGTTCGTTGAGTGAAACTTCGGAGTCCCCGATGTAACACCACCCCAGTAACCGTCCGTATTTTCCGACACCGCCATCCAACTCAGTACGGATAACAAGATCGTCATCGCCATCAATAGCTCCTTCCAGTTTACCTTTAAGCCAATTCGTCGCATCAATTCCAAGTGCTTTTTCCTCTAGATCACGAGTCCTCTTCTCAGGAGTGTCAACACCTGCAATACGGACTCTTTCTTTTTTGTAAAGGTCAAACCCAAGATCGATTGTAACATCAATAGTGTCACCGTCAACTACTCTGTTGATCTCGATCACTCGGAAGTTGTAACAACTCTTCCTGCTTGGTGGGGTCATCGCTCCCATCATTCATCTCCTCAAACGCATACTTAAATATATAGGCGATAACAACAGTAACTGATATCACCAATATAAGTATCATTATGTTGACTGAATGGACTACTGGCATAGTGATTCCAGATAGTCAATCCACCACTGTGGATTTTTATTTGACTTCCATTGTGGGACAGGCATCCCTCTCTCTACGACATAATACTGATGAAGAATCTCATCTATAGTCTGTGCGATCTGTAAATTCCTCTTCCTCTTCATCAACGTCCGCATATGGATTTTCCACATAGGGTCCTCGTTTTCTAAATGGCTCTCTGCTGACATAATTGGATTCGTTATTTACGGCAGTCATCCATACAGCAAGTTTCATTACTATGTAGATAATAGCAAGTGGTAGAAAGCATGCAACTAGGATAAACTCAGATTTCATGTAATTAGTCTAATCGCTTGGGATAGTTCCTGAGCATGATGGATTTCATCTTGCATTATAGCAGAAATCTTTTCATCCTGTGGATCTATTTCCAAGTATTTAGAATATGTATCTGCTGCATGCCACTCTATCTTCTCGGATAGGTCGTATGCATTAATAGGATCAACCAAATAATAGATGACGTTTACCCAGTAATAGAATAAAACTAGGTGACGTGCAAAGAATCTATCTATCCAATACTTATTACCTTCTCTTCTTTCCATCTCCTCTAGATGCTCTGTCTCATTCAAGGTCTGAGCAAAGTGCTCTTTCATTAGATCTATGTGCACCTGACCTCTTAGACCTAAAGATTCTCTGAGATGTAATACACTTATAAAAGCAAAATAGGGTGCCCGAGCAATCTCTTCAAGCACCCAAAATCTCTGAAAATGTCTTCCCTCATAAAGGGTGTCAAGGATTGCTACCGATACACTGAGGAATAAAGTGTTGAGTAACTTCATGTTTATTGTTTCTTTTATTTATAGCAGATCATCCGTATTTTTACCTAGTCGTGTTAGGGTTGCCTTACTTCCCGCAATCATACCATCAATTACACCACGACGATATTCCCATGTTTGACCAGATTCAATGCCTCGTTTGGGATTAATACACTGGTGGTCACCCAGATTATTACATACCAATCCTGCCAAGTCTTCCTCTTTACCTTCCTTTCCTGTCCCCCATCTTAGTTGTCCGTTTAACCATACTGCTCCACACTTACCACACTCTTCTCTTCTGAGTGAATCCATATCTTAGCAATTCCATGCACGCAACGACTTGTTAATTCTACTATCTGGATCAGATGCTGTCTTCTTAGACGTTAACTTCTTTTTCATGCCACTCATTCTCGCACAAAAACTTGCTCGACGAGGGTTGCCAACTTTCTTTGAAGGTCTCTTAAGATCGCTTCCTGGGTTTTCACGCTCATACGACTTTCTACCTTTTTCATTAAGTCCACCTGATTCATTTTTACCTGACTTCTTTTGCCAGTCTTCTTCTATGTATTGGGCAAAGTTTTTCATCGTGGTTTACTAGGACAATTTTCCTCATGCTTTTCGATATAAGTCTTAGGTCTCCAATGTCCTTTGGGAGCAGTGAAGTTACAATACTGGCATTGCCAAATACCGTATCCCTCTTTGTCAGTTTTATGAATAGGCATGATTAACTATAGTGATAGGATGATTTGTTAGTTTTCTTAGGAAGTTTACCACTTCTGACTTTAGTGCCAGAAGTTTCACCATACCCTGCGGGATGCTTGCCTGCCTTAGTCTTTCCAATAGTCTCAGACTTTTGCTTGCTTCCTTTCTCGGTAGTGTGTAACTTTGCGGGTTTATCCTTGTCTTTAGTAATCACAGACTCTTGTCCATGTTTACGTCCAAGACGTCGCATGACTTTACCAAAACGACGTTTAGACATCTTATCAGGTTTTGAGGTCTGATAGGAAACTTCACGACCAGTTTCTCCACTGTCATACTTGTATTCACCCACACCTTTTTTGTGACCGATACCGTGTTTCTTCAAGTCTTTTTCAAGACCCTTACGACCCTCACGATTTTTCTTCTCGTCAGATCCACGGTCAGCACTGATGTGTCCAGTAACCTGAGTCTTTGACTTTTGCATCATACGACCTGTGCGGTTACCTTCGTTTAAGAAATCGCTGAATGATTCATGCTTACAACCACAGTCCTCATTCTTCTTTTTCTTTTGGTCTTTATAGTATTTTGTCTTCTTAGGATCTTTACCTAGGAAGTAATCCATAGAAGATCCTTTACTATCATACTTGATTTTTTCCGAAATTGCAACTTCTTCTTTCTTTAAGGACTTTACTTTCTTCTCTAGTTTCTTAGCAGCAGTGTCTGCTCTGAGTCTTTCACCTACCTTATTAAGTTTATCAACACTCTTCTGTGTTTTCTTCATCTCAGTATCTAACTCATGATCATCACCATGAGTGCCCTTTCTTTGATGGTCAACTGCCTTCTTTGCTCTGTTTCTAACCTTATCTACACCATCACCTTTGTAGATACCGTATGCACTACCCTCTTCTACTTTCTTTTTCTTGTCAAACTTCTTACCAATAGCACCACCAATCTTAGAGCCAGCAACAGTGCCTGCAATCTCACCTGCAACCATTGCAGGACCATCAGGCACTAGGAATCCTGCAGCACCACCTACAGCACCACCTATTGCAGCACCTCTCTTTTCATTTTTACCTGCACCTGGTTTACCTTTTACTGCATCTTTTGCTACTTCTTTACCTACTTCAGTGGTGGCAGTAGTTACTTTCTTAACTGCTTTACCGCCTTTCTTTCCACCAAGTTTAACACCTTGTCTAATTAGAGTGTTTGCACCACCAATTTTACCTTCATTAACCTCTTCTTTCTGCATCTTCTTTTTCTGCCAAGAGTCAAGTGCTTGGTGAGGTTTCTTGCCTTTTGCCAACTCGGATTTTTTATGTGCTTGGAAGTCAGCAGCAGACTTATCTTTCTTTTCTTTCTCTGCCTTAGCCTCTGCTGATCTCTTTGCAACCCTTGCTTTGTTTACAGCATCAATCTTCTTAAGATTAGGATGCAACTCATCAGTCAATTCTACTGGCATAGAAACTGTGCCTTTGCCTGGCACATACTTTGTAGTCCTAGGTTTCTTAGGATCATCACTCTTGAAGTCTTTATGAATCTTAGCGTATTCTTTACGAGACATCTTAAGTTTTTCAATCAAGTTAAGAGCAACATCTCTCTGACTCAACTGTAGACCAGGACTTCTCCTCTGTCTTACATTTGCTTCATCAACGTCTAAGAAATTGACATACTTGTTGTGCTCTTTGTTACGCATCTTCTTCTTAGCAATAGCACCTGCATCTCTCTTGAATCTTTCCTTTGCAGTTACTTCACTTACTGTTTCTTCGTGAGTAAACTTCATACCCTTGGTTGCTTTATCCTTAAGTGCCTGACGTTTCTTAGGATCCATATTCTTTTCATAGTCTGCTAACTTCTTAGCATAGTCTTTGTTATCCATCTTCTTGATAAGTGCTCTGT